ATTCCAATCAGGAATATTTCCCTCCATGTGTTTGATAAAGGCTCCTGGTGTTTTGAAACCTCGAACGAAGTCAGTATTAAAACTGGCTCCGTTCGTTTTTATGGTTTTCATTACGGAATAGTAATAATGAGAGGTAAACCTTCGTAACCGCTCTCAGGAGCTCCACCAACGTTAGCAGTGCTCAAATCAGCAGGGCTAGCTAATCCTATTTGATAGGTTCCGGCAGCCAAACTAACATCCCAACCACTTGCGCCGGCATTTGTTACTACGGTAGTAGGTACCACGGTAGCGCCAGTCGCAACATTAATCACTTTCCAAAGATCTACATCTGCAAGTTCTGTATCATAAAGCGGATACATGTCGATTTTATCACCTTCAGTACGAATACCAATGGTTGCTTTTCCGGCGGCAGTTGAAATTTTAGTCAATTCCAAACTCAATAAACCTTTCACAGATTGTTCGACGTTAAACGCCGGTGTATATACCGCGATATTTTCATTCAATTCATCTGCATTTGCCATAGCGAATTCAGTCATGAATGCAGCCGGTTTTGATCCATCATTCGCTTTCCACAATTTTGCATAGAAGTACTCAAGTTCGGCACCCATGAAATTACCATCTTCATCGTACGTACCAAGAATAAGACCATTGTCGTCAATGAAGAAAGCACGATAAGAACCACCATTCAACTTGCGAAGTTGCTGATTGTTGTAAAGTCCGGTAGCAGCTGACATTGTGAATGTCCATTTGTATTTACCGTCGCGAACAGGTTGATTATCTCCATAACCGGAAGTCGCAATCGTCAAATCACTGGATCCATCAGCTAATTCTTTAAATCGGAAGATTGGACGAATACGAGCAGTACCTACGGCAAGAGTATCGTCTTGTAGCTTAGTGAGAAATGTTGCCATATCTGCTTCACTATACTTTTTTGTTTTGCTAGTCAAAATAGCACCAACAATAAGGCGAGGAATAATAGTATATTCGGTTGCGCCTGTATTTCCAGTTCCAATAAAGGATCCTGGGATATTTAAATATTTGTTATTCATGATAATCTTAAATTTAAATTATGATTACTATTAAATTGTTTGTTCACTTTTAATTCTAATCCGACTATTTCTACAACATCAAGATAGTCACCAAATATATTTCCACCTTTATCACTAACTCCTAGATTATCCCAAACAGCTTTATCATAGGTATTATTACGACCCCAAAAATACCGGTCTACTTTCGTGTGTGGTATATGTTGATCGTACTCAATAATAAAGTGCTTTGATAACTTCAGTTGCTCAATTAGCTGTTCGTAAATAGGGTGAAGAACTGATTTAAAACTGATTTCAGTGCGTTCGTCTGATTTGTATGTTGGATTTGTAGTATTAGCCAAAATAAAATTTAAACGAACCTTACAATAATAATCTGCTGAGTCTTTTTGCTCTGAAAAGTCGGTAATAAGAGCTAAAAGCGGGTACCTACTATCGCGGGTAAGTTCTGACTTTGAAAGCTCCATAAGTGTAGCAGCAATTTCAACCGGGTGTCCATAATTGTAATGAACAGCATTTGCCAAAGTCGCTACTCTATCTTCGCACTTAATTATGTCTCCATTTTTTACAAGAAGTCCACTTACTGATTGATAACCGCTTTCATAACCTTTAATCCTATACAGCCCATCATTAGATGGAAGAACGCCAGTAGTATCCCAGTCGGTAAAATTACCGGCCATTGCTTCGTTGATGCTTTGAACTACATCGCGAATCATATCTACTACATAAAGGTGTTGCTGTGCCATTAGAAATTAAATGAATTTTGTTTTGAGTAGATATCCTCATCCGGAAGAAACTCTTTGTAATCGTTTGAAGACTCAATAAACTCTCGTAGTTCAAAAAGCATATCAACCATTTCATTCCAAACTCCAACCTGGTGATCGATAGGAGAAACAGATTTTCCGTTTTCCTTCCCTGCTATGGTTTCGCCGGTTGCCATTGAACTGCTTACAGTTGACCTGGACCAATTCCACCAAATAAAATTTGCAAAAGCAGAAGTATGAAGTTCAGTATTGATAAGATAATTTGTTATTTTTACCCACTTCTCGATAGGATTGTCAGCTACAACCTCCATTCCTTCCTTATAAAGTAGATATAGCTCTTTACCAAGTACTTTTTTCAAGAATTCAGGCTCTTTTTTATCAATGAATTTATTGAGTTTGTCCAAATTACCTTGAGCAACAGCACCGGATTGGCCTGCACCGGAAGAACTGATATTTGGAATATTCAGATCATCACCGGTGAAATAAAACTTATCGATCTTCAGTATTGACATCTTTCGAATCAGGGGTTGAAACTGATTTAGTATCAGCAGTAATTTTTACTACTTTCTCTTTCTTGGGAGCTTTTGCTTTCACTAACTTTTCCTTTTTAGGGGGTTTCTGAGCGCCAGGAGTTACATCGGGCTTCGAATCAGGGGTTGAAACTGTATCACCGGATATTTTAATAAAACCTCTTTGTACCCGAACCCGATTCTCCTTTACGATATTGTCAATATAGCGAGCATCGCCAACTATTACAATTTGTTTCATAATCGATTTGAATTAAAATTCAGGGTAAACAGATAATTGATTACCCTGAATTTAGTTAGATTAAGGTTTTGTAATCAGCGTGATTACTTCAGAGAACTTTCCTTGCAAGAATGCATAAGGATTATATACAGGGAATATTACTTCTTCCTGGACAATTACCATAACCTGGTTAGCTTTCTTAGTCACTGTATCTTCAGCAAATTCCAATTCTAATGAACTAAAATCAACAAGAGATGCACCATTTGTAAAATCACCAATTACAAACTCATCAGGAACTACAGCAGTAGTTTCAATGATTGGCAAATTTCCAATATACCAAACACCATTGATTTGTTTAATGATATCCAAATAGCGATCTTGAGTATCTTTCAACATACGTACTTTGAATACATCAATTGGACTCATTGCTACTCCGGTTGGATAGAATTGAGCATATGTCAAATATGACTGAACAGCCATAACGGCATCTGCAATAGTTGGAGACTCAACTGTTTTAGAAAACTCGCCACCAGCTGCAAATGTAGCAGCAGCACATTGAGGGGCAGTTTGAGATGTATATGCAACATCAATTACAATTTGACGATCAGTAATCTTATTCACTGTAAAAGCAGCATTATAAGCAGCATTTGCAAACGCTGCAAATGTGATAGTAGCTCCATTATTGATGAATGATTGAGGGTCTGTAAATTCAACTAATGTTTTAGTCCCAGCTTTATATGTAGATACTGATTTAATCGTACCGGCAGCACCAATTACGTTAGAACCTAATACATCTTTTGCATTTGGACATAAAAGCATAATTCCGCTAATATTTTCACCATTACCATCACCCTTCAAAATTTGGAAATCCTCGGCCAATCTTACGAATGCAGGCAATAGATTAGATAAGCGAGATTGCAACCATTTCTGAGCACGCAACATACGTTTAGAAATCATGATATACGTACCAATTCGGTGGGTACCGTCAGAAATTTCCTTTGTTTTGAAAGAAGATTCAGGAAGTACCCCATTTTCTGATACAGCAGCAGCATTACGATCTAAATCAGTAATCTGATCATACGATAAATAAGGCTCATCACTTTGCTCAATCATAAGAATATCACGTACGCCAACCTTACGTTGTTGAACTAATTCGGTAATTCTTCCACTTTGAGTAGTAATACCAACGTTACCGCCTGTATGGTTAGACCCAAGGCTCATTGCCTTTGTTTGCACTTTAATTTTACCGGACTCTTTAGAACGATTTGGATCTTTAGCAAAAGCTTTAAATTTTTCGCTTTCCAATACTTCTTTTACTGCTTTTTGAATTTCGGTATCACCTGATTCACCACCCATGCTAAGGCCTTTAGTTTCTAAGGCTTCAATTTTTTGTGACATAGACTTAATTGATTCGCCCCAAGTAGATATTTCCTTTAATCGATTTGCAAATTCGCCAGACTTTTCAGTAATAGAGCCTTTATCGACATCTTTCAGAATTGAGTCCAATGATTTTTGAAGAAACTCTACACCGCTATTTTCTTTCGAATATAATTCAAGGGCTTCATTCATTTTACTTACGATAGTGGCCAGAGTATCTTTTTCATCTTGCGACATATCATTTTCCTTTTTCACGTTACCACCGGCAATCATTGCAATTGGAGCTACAGCCAGCGCTATAGTCGCAGATGCTTTTGGATTTGTTGCAAAACAGATTACCGCGATAAATGCCAGTACTGCGAATGCAAAGATTTTTAACTGGAATGCTTTTCGCAACTTAATGCCTAGCAAACTGTCCTGTTTTTTCAAATTCTTTTTCATGTTGAATTTTTGTTTTAATTAATAAATTATGTAGGTAATTATGTACACTAAAATATAAACCTTATGCTAGTTTTACGGAAGTAATAAACCGTGTATAGATTTCAAGCTAAAGGTGGACTTACCGGCCTTTACTGTCATATCTTCTTCAGGTTCTTCATCCTCTTGAGTGGCAGATGCCGGCTCAATAGCATTAAATTTATACACGCGAGTCCAACATTTTGGACAACGAACGTAATTAGCGAAGTTCTCAATTCCTTTTACTTGCATATCCTTAGTTTGCATTTTCTGCAAACTAATTATATCCTGGACCTGTGCCTGTATTTCAGGTTTTAATTTCTGCATTTCGTTATAAACGATATTATCAACCATCCAACGAGCATGATCAGTTGCGCACTGTAGAACTTGTTGCTCAAATGTAGACTCATCGCAACTATTATAATCGAAAGTCTCACCGCAATACGGACAACATACCATCACGGATCCGTCGGTCATATCCTTTTTAATAATCTTAGTCAGTAATCCGATTGATTTTTCAATACTTGCCAGGCGTTCTTCTGAATAAGGAAGTTTCAAAGCTTTACTTATAAACTCAACTTGTTCATTCATTTGGTCAACCGACATCCCGCCCATGTCTTTAAGGCTCAATAACGGTGTATTTTCGTTGGCTCCCCAATTGGTAAGAGTCGAAAATTCCCACATTTTATACTCAGTAACTTGCTTTTGATTGCTAGTATTACGTTGTATAATATCAACACCGATCGAGTGCTCAAGCGTTTTACCTTCTTCAGCATAAAGTTGATAATCGTAGTATGTATCAAGGCTCATTTGCTTTTTCATATTGAAACGAGCAGTCATTTGAAGATACTCAGGAGTTTCAACGCCTTTCAATGGTACACCGAGCAATTGTGTTTTATTATGATTTAAAAACCACTTCACACGATCAAAATTTTCATTCAATGTTTTAGTGAAAGAACCCGGCATTGAAATATCACCGTCCGAATCTTCGTTTCCGAATGCATTTACAGCAATTTCAACAACACCTTTTTCGTCAACGTTAGCTACTTTTGTTCGCCATTGACTACCTTTTTTATTTCGCTCCTTATTGACCATTTTGTGAATTATTTTGTGAATTATTACTTTGTCCTGAATGCAGGTTTATATTTAATTTTTGATAGGATGAAATGTTTGGGTCTTTCCAGATATAATAGTCTCCACCGAGTACTTTTTCTTCTCCACATTGCACTAGCATCATGTTATAGGTTATAACTCCTTGATTATACTTCAAAAGTGCTGTAGTAGTCTTCAGATTGTCTGTGGTAGCTTCATCTTTCTTATTATCCTGCAAGACTTCTACCTTTGAGAAGTCAGCATGAATATACATACCACCTGGACCTTGTTTAAGCCCTAAGAATTGATTTATCTTTTGGCATATTTTATTTGCGAGTGGAATTGCCGTATTTACATAAATTGATTTATCACCGGCATCTTGATTACTGAATGTACTTCCATCTTTACGTGGAATCATATTTGAAGGGAACCCAAAAGCCCCGGCTATGGCAATTGCATCAACAAGCGTTTCTTCGAATGGTTCAAGTTCGGTTATCGACATATTAAACCTTTCAAATTTCATCGGAACATCAGATATTACATATTGACCCTTTTCTTTTTCAAGGCCGTAATTATCATTAAATTGGTTTTGCAACTCTTTCTTTTCATTTTTTGAAAGAGCAACTGTTCCTGCACTATCAGTCTTAGTACTTACAATTGCACCCAGAGCCCCGCGTTTGACGTAAATTACATTTCTGGCCTCATATACTGCACAAAGATTTGAAAGCGGATATTCAAGTGCTGTGAGCTTACTCCTACCTCGAAGCTTCCAATGATCAAACATCAAATTCGATTCCTTGAAATGAAGTATGTTATTCGTTGGAAAATCACGATTACCCATTCCGGATTGCAACTTGTAGCTTTTTATCAGGTCTGACTTTGGCATATTAGAAAATAGCTTCACATCAAATGGATATTGAGGCTCAATGCAGTCTGCCGGAAGAATATAATAATTATCACATGCTTTCCACCGGTCCCATCCGCTTAGCGAATC